CGGTCGGACTGGGCAGTCCGGCGATATGGGCGAGCTGACCCGTCCGCCACTTGTGCGCGTACTTGAGGATGGCGTTGTAGCTTCGCCCAGTGTTCTGTGCAGCGTGTGTGTAGTTGCCATCGGACGCTAGCAGTTCAGCGATGATGGCGCGGATCTGATCGTCGGTCAGAGCCTTCATTGGCATAGCGTTACCTCCTGGCCCTGAGCCTACGAAATATTTACAAAAAAAGATTCTAGGGGCATTGACTAATCCGATGGTTTAGAGTACTATGTATTCACGGTGAGGGAAGAAGCCCTCAGATCTTTAACAACCAACAGGAGAGCACAATGAAACACGATATGATCATCACCACCACCGGCCTTTCAGTTCCGACCTTCGAAGAGTTGAGCATCAGACCTCTTGAGAGTCTCTGGATCGACCTGAACAAGCTGGCAACGGACGGATCGGCCAAGGTGAGACAGGCGGCGAATCTGATGATTGAGACCGCGAACTTCTTCGGTGATCAGACCATCACAGTCGACTTCATCTGGCAGCTGTACAAGGATGAGGTTGCTGAGTCGGGATTGAAATCGTAAACAACGAGGGGCCGGGCGACTGGCCCCTTCTCTTTTGTCTGGAGTACTTATGGATCAAAACAACATCGACAACTACATCTCGTTTATCAAAGCGTTCCTCGATGCGGCCGACCATCGCAGTCCTGCCGCTTCGATCCTGTTCCCTGAGACCGCCGAGAAGATCCGCGTACTGGTCGAGCGTCTCGAGGTCCTCGAGTTGGCTGATCGGAAGAGACGCGACCACCTGCGCGGCATCGCGGCGCGTGGCGGCCGGAAGGGCGGGACCGCCAAGACCGACCGGAAACGGGCGGCCAGTCGGGCCAACATCCTCGAGGGTCGGCAATCTGGGCGTCGGCCTACGTCTGGACAGCCGGACTAGGCGAAGGTATACTGACCTTGCTAGTGCAGTGCTTCATTGTTGTTAACTCCGTTGATACTTTCCTTCACGGGCGGTCTGTCTGACCGCCCTTTTCTTTTCCTGATCGCTACCGGAGGAGCTTGCCTTGGGTCGACTGGCTGGCCAGTGTGAGCTCGTTGAACGCATCCGCTGCCGCGTCAACCTGGTCATCGTTTCGGCCTTGTGGAAACTGGCGTAGCTCCTCGATGAAGTCGCCATTCCACGAGCCCCGCACAAGGCGGACGTTACCGGCGTTGACCTGCGCCGCGAGTCCGGATGCTCGAGTCGCCTTGTCGCCGCTGATCCGTTCCGACCGGATCGAGTATCCCGCCAGCATACGAGTCAGCCGGAGAGCCTGATCGACTCCCGCTTGTCCGGGATCTTGAGCGAGTCGGATCTTCACGGCTGGCCCGTCGAGTTCGGCGACCTGACGGAGATGCCCGTCTCTTTCGTCTGGTGCCCACTGGCCACGTCGGACGTCGGTGATCCACCATATCCCCTGCCCATCAACACCAAGGCGCACTCCGGCCGAGAAGTCGCCCTTGCCGGATGTCGCCGCCAAGTCCCATCCACGGCACTGCCGGAGGTCAGCTGGCGCGGCGTCGCTGATCCCGAGATTCGCGATCTTAAAGAAGCTGCCCTCTCGAGGTGTCGGGTTTTGCTGGTATAGCGATTCAAATCCGTAAGAGTCACCTGATCCGCTCTGTACCGTCCGGATGCGGTGAAGCGACTCCTCGTCGAAGCGACCTGGCCATAACGCCTGACCGGGATGCCGGCCGAGTAGGTCGCCCTCTTCCGCCAGGGCTGGCAAGCGTAGGATCGTCCATCGGTTCGGCTCGGATGCGATGGCTCGAGCGGCGAGGTCATCGTGATGCCAGCGGGTCAACGTGAGTATCACGGCGCCGCCCGGCTCAAGGCGGGTGTAGAGATCGTCGGTGTACCAGTCCCAGATCTTCTCCCGGTACACTTCGGATTCGGCCTCTTCGCGCTTCTTGATCGGATCGTCGATCAGGATCAGATCGAATCCGTATCCGGTCGGAGGTGTGCCGACTCCGCGACCGACCAGACTTCCGCCGGCGGTCGTCTCCCATTCGTCCGCTCCGGTCTTGTCGGTCATCGAGATCCGGCCCTTGGCGACGTTGCGGCTCTTCCGGCTGAATTTGTGCGCGACTCGTTCGTTGTACCCAGTGACCAGAATGCGCGATAGCGGATTACGCTCGAGCCGATAGACGGGATAGCGGATGGTCACGGTCTCGGTCTTGGCATGGCGTGGCGGCATAAAGATCGCCAGACGGTCGATCTCGCCTCGCGTCACGGCGTCGAGGTGTTGCGCGATCAGTCGGAGATGCGGAACGTCGAAGGTCCAGTTCGGCGGCGCCACGGATGGAAGGAAGTCGATGTACCGGGTAGCGGCTCGACGACGGGCCAGCTCGCGCCGGGCCAGCTCAGCGGCCGCTTGTGCTTGCGATGACTGTGGCTGGATGTTCGCCATTCGCGATCCTCTGGAGCTGTTCGTCGGTTAGGTCAGCATAGTTGACCGCCATCGTTGTCGTCGTCACATCCTGACGATCCCGGTAAAGATCCGGACGGCGAGTTTTAAGCAGGAAGATGGCCAGGGTATCAGACATCTCACGGGCTCGACGATAAGCGGCTTCCTCGAGACCATCCATTGCGTTAGCGAGTGCGGCTTCCCATTTAGCGCGGAATTCTGGATGAGCTTCGCGACGCTTGTACGCCGTACCGCGATCGATCCCGGCTCCGGATGCGGCAGCGGCCACGGAGAAAGTCGATTCCAGCAACGTCAGGAAGCGATCTTCCCAGTCTGGCTTTTTAGGTGTGGAATCGGTGGAGGGCCTGCTAGAGGCTTTGACTGGCTTCGATGGTTTGACTGTCTTTGCGGTCTTTGTACTCTTTGGCATATTCAACGCTCCTCATCCCGATCGGCGTCGGCGATGTCGCGACTTCCCGTCGCGGATCTGTTATTTACGGGGGACTCCTCCCAGTGGATTCGTCAGGTTTAATGGTTGTGGCGGTTCCGGCCTTGGCAATCCGAAGAGCTGTTCGACTGAGAAGGTATCAGTCGGCTGGTTGTATCCGGGGAACTGGCCTTGCTTGAGGATCGCCTTCTTGGTCGAAAGCTGGTAGTACGGTCGCCCCCATTGCGGCGAGTTCTGGCGGCCGACAAAGTCGAGCAACGTGGCGCGGCCGTCCTCGTATGCCTTCATCGCAACATTGCTGCCCAGGATGGCGCGTTGGATCTCGGTTGGCTGCGTGGCGAACCATTCCTCACCCTTCTGGAACTCGACCGACTGACCGCGCAAGAGCGGGGCCTGCGTGCATCGGCAACGAGGATGACTCTCCATCCGCTCATCGAGACTGTGAACCGATCCGGCCAAGGCAAGGCAACTCGCGCACGTCCGGCGGCTGAAGCTGGCGACCCAGACCCATCCTTGAAGGATGTCACGGTTCTGGTTAAAGGTTCGGGTTGTGGCTTCGCGATAGGCGCGGATGGTCTCGGTTCTGGCGATGGTCAGGGCTCGAGTCATATTGCCGCCCAAGGCATCGCGCATCATTCGCGCCGTTCGGGTTGCGCCATATCCGTTGGTGATGGCTTCGGTCAAAGCATTGGCGACGGCGTGTCCGGCCAGTCCGGGGAGCTTGCCGAGAAGCGTATTGAGCGGCGATCCATCAGCGAGAAATCCAACTATTGATTCGGTCGCAGCCTTGGGAAGTTGGCTAAAGCTGACCGTGAGTTGCGCATTCTCAGCGGCCATCTCGACCAGCTTGCCAGTATTGGCGACGGCATCACGGATGGCGGCGCTTTGATTGCGAATGATGGCGGACTCGACCTGACCGGCGATACGGCCGATCTCTTCGGCGATCTGCCGCTGAAGAGTCTGATATCGATCGATCTGGAATGCCCAGGATGGAGAGACGTATTCACCGGCGGCGCGGGCCCGTTCGATCCGGTCCGTCAGCCGTCTAATGTTCGCTTCCATCTTTCGGAAGCTTCGAGCATATGCCCGGACGATCGCTTCCGATGCCGTGTCGTCACGAGAGATCAGCGCATCCTTGAACCGGACCGCTGACTGGTATATCTCTCCTGGCGTTGGCTGTTTGATGGGCGGCATAGGGTACTAGTTGAAAGCGGATTCGCGAACGTCGAAGGTCGTCTCGTTGGCGCTGGCATATAGGCCAGTCCCGATGAAGCGGACATTGTATCGACCTTCGGCAGTTGGCGTGTAGGTCAGCGAGTAGTCACCGACGGAGTCTTTGACCAGTTCGGCGTCAGATCCGTAGGTGTAAGAGAGCGTGACGCCAAGAGGAGTCTTAATGCTGGCCGTGACGATTGACGGATCGACATCCGTCCCGCCGTTCTTGAAGTTGGCGGATAGTCGGATGATATTGCCAAGCGCGTATTCTGCCATCTTTACCCCTCCCTCGTTCTTATGGGTCAGCGTGCAGACGTTGACCACAGACGTTGAGAGCGTGACGACTGCCCCGGTCAGGGTAAACAGTCGTTCACGCCATCTCTCGACTCCCCATTTGATTTTAGCCCATCGTGCCATTATCGGGGTCCTCTGCTGGCTCGAGAAGTCCAGCTTGTGATTTATCGCGATCGAACAGCCACGTGACAGCGAAGAAGTCGACCGCGCTGATTCTCTGGCCCTCGAAGATACGGCTCGATAACTGCGGATCGACGATCTCGATCTCCTGAGCCAAGACCTTGTTGAATTCATCCCAGAAGGCGGCGAACTCAGCCGGGTTCGACTTGTCGACCTTGAGATCGCCATCGACCTCTTTACCGTGCTTTTGCACCAATCGCACTCGCTGCTGCTCGATGAGCTGGTATTCGGCCTGAGCCGCTTGCAAGAATCTCTGATACCTGATGGCGGATGGCGCGTCGATCTCGAAGGTGGCGATCTTTTCAAGGATCGGCCAGTTGGCGAATATCTGAAGAAGTTTGATCTTCAAGCATTTCCTCCTATGCTTTTCTATCGTTGCTTGATGTGGCTGAGCCCAAGGCCGACGGTAACGGATTGGGCCCGATGGTTGAACAGGAACGCATCCTGAAACCAGAAGTCATTATACTCGACTTGGCTGAACATCCCCCATCGCTTATCGACCGACATTGGCAATGATCCTCGATACCCGATCCGGTATCCCCTGACCTGGTTCTGATTGCCGCTGGCTGGGAGTAGGCCGGTCACGTAGATATCGGCGATTGGAGATGGGCGATAGTGGGCAGAGATCAGAGGCTGATATTGCGCCTTGGCGTATGAGCTGTTCGAGTGGCGACTTGCCGACCACCCGCCGCCAATCCAGATGGCCGGCAGAACGCGCACGTTGACCTCTGCTTGGCTTCTCAGTGTCCACCCATCCCCTACATACCCCTTGGGCTCTCTGACGGCGCTGGCGTCAACGTCGAAGAAGATCGAGTTGCCGATGCCCATCACCCCGTCAAAGCCAATGCCGACTTGGGCCCCATTGCCTGATGCTGGCGATGGTGGAGACAGCCGGGAATAGATAGAGAACACATCCTGCCCCGTTGCGGCCATTGAACAGCCGAACATATAGACGGTCAGGGCAAGTATTCGAAGAATTCGAATAGTTCGATTATGCATTGGCAATCCTCAGCACGCGATATCCCGATCCGCCTGAATCGTTTGCCCCGACGAGTACGCGTTGAAGAGCGCCACTAGTCACATCGTAGAGAAGAAATCGAGTATGGCCCGACGTAGTCGATCCATCGACCTCGATGCCGCTATCGGCAGTTCCATTGACCCGGACATCCAAAACAGGCGCGGTAGGTGTCGCGGCTGAATCAATCCGCAGTCCTGGTCTTGATGCGCTTGCGCTGACGATATGCGCCTGTCCGTCGATCGTGGCGGATGATGGTCCGACGAGAAGCTGGCCAGCCGACGCTCCGGCATTGTTGACCCGGACCACTCCGGCCGCGTGTCGATTCAGGCCGATGTCCTCGGTCGAGAATCCACTACTCCCCCAGGCCAAAGTATATGCGCTGTTTATGACCGTGTTCCCGTTCGCGCCATTCCACGCCATAATTGCGGCAGCTGACGACGATATAGCGATCAGGGCCCCGGAGAAATAGATTCCATTGTTCGCGGTCCCAAGCTGTAGCTGAGTATCCGAACTGGTGCCTGATGATGGCAAGCGCAACGGCTTAGATGACGTGACTTCGCTGGTCGCTTCTGTCAGCGATCCGGCCCCGAGTGCGGTGGAATTGTTGATCTGATACTGACCGTTCGTGCCGGCGGCTGTCACCGTCACAGCGGCATTGCGCCATCGGCTGTTCGCGGAGTCGTAGCTCAGGACCTGGTTATTGGTCGGTGAGGTGATCAGTACATTGTGCAGCTCGTCGAGCTCCCAGGATGTCTGAATCGCAATGAACAGCTTGCCGTTATTGGCGTGAGCGTAGATCACATATCCGACGATGATCAGATGGTTCGGTGCCGTCGGCTTCGTCTTTGTCAGTCCCCCGGCTACTGACGGCGAGAGATAGAGGACATCACCGTCCGCCCAGTTCTCCGCTCCTCCCGTGGTATTGATGCCGGTGATCAATCCGCGAGTCGTGATAAACCCTTCAGCATTGTCCGCGATCGTCTCGGAGACTATACCTAGAATATCGGTCGAGGACGCTTCGCTGTTCGCTTGTGCAAGATTGACGCCGAGTCGCTGTCCTTGCGCCGTGCTAATCCTGACCACCTTGTAATCAGCGGCATTCAGCGTGGCGCCGGTCTTATTGACGATCCGGCTGACGTCACGCTGGCCCAGGTGCAGGGCAATGTTCCCGCCCTTGAGTCCAAGATCGAGGGTCCCTTCTGTGTCATTCCAGATCAGTCGACCGGCCGCGACGGAACCGGGAGGAGTGGTATCAAAGTCTACCGCGCCAACATTCCCGACTGCCGCATCCGCAGTGATATGCGTAAGGTCCGATGCCGTGTAGTTGCCTGATCCGTTGGCAACGATGACGCGATTCGCCGTCGTCCCTGCTCCGATCTTGGTCTGCGTGGCGATCAGGGCCGAGACCATCGTCCGATGATAGATCGAGCTGATCTCTTGTTCGACCAGACTACTACTCGCGTGAGTCACGGCGGTCGTCCCGTCGAATCCCCTCGTGCATCCGGTGAAGGTCGTCGAGGTCTTCCCGGTATAGCTGATCAGCTCATTCTCGATTGAGAAGATTCCGTTTGATGGGAAGCTGGCAGTAGCGACAACCGGGATAGTCGTCACCGACGCATCAATCTGAGATGAGAGCGTAGTGATCGCGTTGTCAGCGGCTTGGATGAGCGTCTCGGTCGTGTCGAGAGCTGCGGGAAAGTTGGTCGTTCCGATTGGCATTATTCCCTCGTCCTGCCGCGTGTAATCAGGGCGGCGCTGATGGTGGCCAGTTGTTCACTCAATTGCGAGTGTTGCTTTTGGAGATCTTCGCGGATGTCACGCATTGTGTTGCGGAACTCTTCGCGGGTCACAAAGTCTTTCTGCTCGTTCTCAATCTCACGGAGTCGCTCGTTGACCTCATTCATCGCGCGGGTGAACTCGCCACGCGGGACCATCCTGAATGAGCTGATAAGCCAACCCACAACGAGACTGATGACCGAGACGATCACCGTGCTGAGTGCCTGTTCGATGTAATTGCTCATAATGACCTCGTGTGTAGTTTTGCGCCTGCCATCGGTCTCCTCCCGCACCGGGTTGGGTTTGAGCGTGGCCGGATGATGGCAGGCGCAAACTTTGCGACTACTCGTCCTTTGCCAAAAGGGCCAAGAGCGCGTCGGCTTTTTCCTTGTTCAATCCCGTCTGCTTCTCAGCTTCCTGGAGAAGGGTCTCGACCGTCTTTCCGGATCGTGACGCTTCCCGCAGAAGCTCGCGCAAAACTTGGATCGCTGAATACTGGATGAACTGCAACCAATCGATCGTCGGCATTACTTACCTCCCTGGACTTTGACCGCATTGATGAGCTGGCCGAGTATGTCGACCGTGGCGGTGATCTCTTTGATCAGGATCGTGTACTTGTCGCGCTTGTCCTGCGGGATCGACTGGAACGTCGGATTATTGATCAGGCCAACGGCAACATTCTGCGAGGATGCGACGATCGCCAAGAGCTTGCCCTTGGATTCTGGATCGAGGACCAGCGTCTTACCATCCGGGCTGACGTGCTTCTTGCTTTCGGCGATGAGTTGACCATTGATCTCGTTGACGGCATTCAGGGCAGTAACAATCGCAACGGCCGGATCTTTCTCGAGCTGCCCGGCGCGGACCTGAAACTCGACCAACTCGAGTCCCGTCCCGACATATCCAGAGACGCGATCAAGCGTCTTGGCGTACTCTTTTGACTTGTCGCAAGCGGTCGTCATTCCCGCCATTCCAATCAGACCAGCCAGGACAAGGAATCCGAGATAACGTTCGGGATTGATGGTGTCATCGTCGTCAGCCTTCTCGATATTGAACAGCGACTTGCCAAGAGCGGCAACGGCCGTTCCGATGACAGTAAAGACAAAGGTGATATTTTCCGGGATCAGATCACCGGCCCCGGCAAGTACGCCAAAGACGGCGATGACCACGCCGATGATCGTGATGTAAATGTTTTGAGCCCCGAATCGAACAAGGGCCCCGCTCGCGGCCGTGGCTACTGTCCCGATCAGGGTCAGCCAGGCCGCCGTCTTCGGCTGGATCGTGGAGAACTGCGGCGCCGTCGCGAACAGCACCGAAGCGACCACGCCGAGAATCGAAATGATTTTCTGCATATTGCTCCTTCAGATCTGAGTTTAAAAAACGCGACAGTCACATACTGCCGCGAAGCATCAAGCAACCGTCCCCGGATTATCATTCGGGATGGCAAATATTTTTTTGGCCGCTTCCCATCGCTTGAGCCGATCTTCCCATCCGTTGAATCCGCCATTGATGATTCGCGTGATCCGCCGGAAGGATTCGACCGTGTCGAGGTCGGCGATCTCGTTGAGACTGCGCGATGACCACCACCAGCAAGCAGACCTGACGGCCATATTGGGCGACTCGAGGAGAGCGGGGTTGGACAGGAAGTCGATATCAAAAGCGCGGCTGATCTGCGTGTAGTTGGATCGGCCGGTGATCTGGATGAGTCCGCGCCCCTTGAACCAAGCACCATCGCCGGGCTCTGAATTGCCAAGACGGGCGGCGAGTGTAGATGGTGGCTCATAGCGCCGTTGCTGGTCCGTCGGTCCCCATATCTCAGCCGTCCATCGCAGTCCGCCGGACTCGTGGCCGACCTGGGCGATGAATGCGGCGACGCGACGCGGATTGATGATCCCGTAGACAGGAAACCATTGATTGAAAGCGTTCGTGTAAATCTGCACTCGTGGCGGCGCCAATCGTGGAAAGGCATCGCGGATCATTCCATAAGCGATCATCGGTCTGTTCCTCCAAAGAAAATTTTGACGATTGATAGTATTTTGGCGCGGTGAACAAATTTTAGGAGGTGATGATATGCCAATGCCAGCCGTGCCGCCTGCCGATGTTCGGGAATCGGCGAAGCGAGGTTTAGAATGGAGACGGGAATACGGGAGGGGAGGGACCGAGATCGGAGTTGCTAGGGCGAGAGATCTCAGCAACGGGAAAGGCATCCCGATCGAGACGATCAAGCGGATGGTCAGCTACTTTGCCCGTCACGCCGTCGACCTGAAGGCGGAAGGGGCCCGGCAGGGTGAGAAGGGATTCCCGTCAGCTGGTCGCATCGCCTGGGAGTTATGGGGCGGCGATGCCGGGCTACGATGGGCGACGCGCATCCTCAAGCGCGAAGAGAATGCCGGTCGAGCATAGCGAGATTATTCTGCATTTATTCTGCGGCTTATCTGCAAATCGAACTGGTAAGGATTACTTACCAGTTCGCAATCACGCGATCTCATAGTAGGTTCGCGCTGGCCCCCTGCCCCCCGGAGTGCGCTCTTCGGCGATCTGTGCCCGGCTGGTCAACGTGCCTTCCTCGACCATCCGATTTAACCAGACTTTGACTACATCTCGATGCTGCTGCATCGCGTGCGCGATCGGGTCGAGTTCGTTGATCCCTTGGTTCTGGATAAGACTGATGATTCGCCCCTGAACGGTCTGCGCCGGGGTTTCGATGATGTACTTGATATCGTCGACCGCATACCGGACCGACTCGGCAGCGGCCGGGACTGATCGCGCCAGATCCTGACCAGCGGCGAGATAGGCCCGCCATACTCGCAAGACCTCCTCATCCGCGATTGCGGGAAGCTCGAAGTCGAGAGCCGGAATCGTTCGCCCCTTCACTACTCGCCAGGCATCGCCCGTGGAGAAGTGCGGATCGTTCGCCTTTTGCCGGGCGAAGTACTCGAGGGTCTCGTGCGGGTCCGGTGATCTCAGCGCAGCCTTGTAGTATTCCTTCTCCTCGAGATGGTCGAGCGTTCCGTTCTCAATAGTCCTGCATTCCCGTTCAGGAGTATTGGCGAAGAATGTCTTATGGATCTGAGCGTTCTGATAGATCGTGCGTGGCGTCACTCCGACTTCCGCCGCGACCTTCCTGACCACGGCATCAACTCCCTGCTCGTCAACGTCGCGCTTGCCCCGGCCGCCTTTCAGTTTGGCACGGTCAAGAAGCGATGCGTCGCAAGCCGCCTCGATTCTCCACGCGGCCCGGCCCAAGGCTCGAGCCGAATTGCGGATCTCGAAGACCTCCTCGTCGGATCGGTTCGGCAGGGTCTGGATCACGGCGTCGGCCTGACGGTCGATTGCGTTCATCCAGTCGATGGTCTGCGCGGCTGATTCGGATGCTTGAATGATGTCTGACAATGTATGTACATCCTTTCCGATCTTCTTCGTGAGGCCACGAAAATGATCACTCCATACGGGGAAGGGGAAACCGTCTCCGGTCTCCCCTCTGGCTGTCCTCCTCTGGTGATGCGACTCGGTGCCGCATATGCTTTCGGGGCTTTGTGCCACTAGTGGCACGTCGAGAAAAGTTTACCACGTCATCTGGTTGGTGGCACTATTGGCAAGCTCCTCGTGTCGAGCCCACAACGAGAAGACGACCTCAGCTGTAGGTGTAACGGATCGGTCCTTGAGCAGCGCATCGGCATCGCGTGCCACTGGTGGCACACTGACTTCGGCCAGCTGTGCGACCTCGAGCCAGAGCGCTTCGGTCGGGAGATCTCGGAGCTGTTCGAGGGTCGGAACGGTGATCTTACTTTGCTTTTCCATAGATCCTTTCGATGGTGGCCTGCGTGTACCACCTGAGATACTTTCGTGTAGAAGTGCGCTTTCCTGATTGGGAAATAGACGCTGTTCGGGAAAACAAAGCCCATCCTGAATCGAGGTTGCGCCACTCGTGTCCGGGTATTGGTTTCGGAGTGGCACATTTGACACGCCTTCCCTTGTAACCCTTT